GGGATGGACATTCAGAGCCTTAGAGAGCCTGTTATTAAGTCCATTACCGACGTGATGATCCCATCTATTAGGCGGAACTTTGACGAAGAGGGCCGCCCCAGCTGGGAGCCTCTTTCTGATACAACTGTCAAGCTTCGTGGTACAGCACATCCAATTCTCAAGGCTTCGGGGGCGCTTGAGCGGGGTGTGACACAGATAAGCATATGGAGAATTGGCGAGGAGAGCGCCACAATCCAGTCGCTGCCCCAAAGTATTTGGTATGGTGCTCTTCACCAGTCAGGTTACGGCACCTTTGGCAAGTACGTCGAAGCTGCCAAGAAGGAGTTGGGTAAGGGTGCGCGTCCTAGCCAGGTGACCAAGCTGGCGTTCGAACTTATGGACGAGGCTCGTGGTGCAAAGAAGCAGAGTAAGATCGTCATCCCTCAGCGGCGGTTCCTAATGTTCCAAGAGGACGACATTGACGATATCATGCAGATCTTTGCTGAGTGGTTGGAAGACAAGGCTAGAGAAGTCGGCAGGTTTACAGGCCGTACGGTACGGACTTCGTGGGGAGGGCCGTCCTTGTAATGGCTGACGCACTGACTGACTCAAACTTGGTGATCGCAGATCGCATCTTCACGCTGCTCGACGCGGCTAAGGCTTCACTGACTTACGACAGCGTTACTGTTCAGGACGTTTGGTTCGGAGATCAGAACTTAGTCCCGCGTACGCCTGCGTTGTGTGTCGTGCCTGGGTTTGCTCGATTCGAGTTGCATGCCGCGCAAGCGATGACTGAGAATCGGATTGAAACGTACTTCATGCTTTACCACGGACCGGTTTCTGAGGAGCAGCAATCCCTTCGCAGGACCGTTGGGCTAGCTAACGTCATTATGACTTGGCTGCACAGGAACCACTTGCAATTGTACGCAGCCAATGGCGATCGCTTGACAGTTCACAACCATGTCGCCGAGATGGAACCAGGTTTTGCGTACAAACCTAAAACGTTACACCACGCTGTCCGGATGACTTGGATTAGCATCACTAAGACTAGACTTTTAGCATAAATTTGATTCATTCTAGTTTAGAGGGGGTACCGTGTTTAAGTACGCGGTCAACAACACGCGGGAGGAGAGCGTAACCGTGGACGGGCTCGGTGTCATCCCTCCCCAGACGACCTGCTACTTCGACGAGACAGCTGCGGAGGCGTTCAAGTTCGTGCGGGGGCTCAGTATTGTGCAGGCGGCTGTGCCTGAAGGTGTTGAAGTGTCCGTTTGCATTGGCACTGAGCCAGCTACGGAGAACTTCATCGACGAGCACGATGAAGCGGCGATTGAAGCCCACGAAGACACCTCTGGAGGTGACGAGTAATGCCCTATGGAATTGGCGCAGGCGGCCTACTTGGCGTGGCACTCGAAGTCCTTCCGCCACCTGTGCAGTCGGCATTGGCCACTGCGACTACCGGCGGTACGTTGGCAGCTGGGACATATCGCTACTACGTGACTGCAGTGAATGCCAGTGGCGAAACCACCATCAGTAACGAGCAGAGCATTGTGACGACTGGTGCAACCAGTACTGTGACTGTAACATGGGTTGCTGTCACAGGTGCTACACAGTACAAGGTCTATCGCACTGCAGCTGGTGGCGCTGCTGGTACGCAGCTGCTTCTTACGACTGTGACAGCGCCTACGGTGACCTACATCGACACTGGTGCGCTTACGCCGTCAGGAGCTTTTCCGACAGCCAACACCGCCTACGATGCAGGTACGTATCGCGCGCCTACCAAGTTCATCCCCATCACCAGTGAGTCTCTGCAGATGATGGAGGAGACGGTCTTCCGTCGGCCAATCCGACAGACTGCAGGTATCGTTGGCGCTGTCGCAGGAAATGAGCACCCTGAAGGCGACGTTGAGATGGAAGGCCTGGAAGACTGTCTTCTGTACTTCTTGCTTGCAGCACGGCTCACTGTGGCAAAGACTGGTTCAGCTCCTAACCACATATACACGTTTACACCTAACGATCGGGCTGTAGCAACCCGAACCCTGTCGGTCACGGTCATTCGGTCCGAGCAGGTGTTTGGCTACACGGGCATCACGGTTGGGTCGTTCCGGTTCGGTATCGACAATGGGATGTTGACCTTCGGCGCTAGCGTCACAGGAAAGAATGAAGCCAGTCAGCCGACTCCGACACCCATCACGTGGCCAACGACGGCACCGTTCGGCGCGGGTCAGTACAATATTGAAGTGCCCACAGGGACTACTGTAACAGACACCGACACGTTCGAGTGGACTGAGGAAGACAACGCTGAGGTCCAGTTCCGTCTCAAGAACACCGGGCGCGGATCGGACTTTACGTCGTTCGGTGAGCGAGACATTACCCTTACGATGGGACGTGACTTCCTGACGCGGGCTGACTACGACGCCTACAAGGCCATCACCGCACAGAGTCTGACCATCACGGCGACCAAGGGTGTCAACAACAGCGTGGCAATATTGATGCCGGTGTCAATCAAGGACTCGTACGAGGTTGCTCTAGGCGGCCAAGGTGATCTGCTGCGCGCTAGCGTTTCCTACAAGGCGCTGATCAATGGATCTGGCGTGGACGCTACGATCACAATCAAAACACAAGAGGATGTCGCGGTCTAGAACTGAGCGAGCTTTAACGAGCAGCTTAGCTATAGACGAGAAATAGACTAGTCTAGACTCAAGACAGACTTAGGAAACGTGCGTTTACATAGCGTAGCTACCCTAGAAAGTCTAACTTGAGTCTAACAAGTCCGAACAGCGAAACAAAAGCCCTGTGGAGGGGCTGGTAAAGACAGTGAGCGCACTCATGATCTTGAATCGGTTACGGGCGCTCGTTGTAGTGTTAGTAATGTACATCCTGTTCAGAGGGAGAACAGAAATGCCAATTGCAACTGTAGGACCGGACGATTCAGCCGTTCGTAAAGACCTGAAAACCTGTCCGCCTGACGGCTACGTGATGATTCGTCGAGCGCCTTATGGAGACAAGCTCGACCGTCGAGCGGCCACTGGGAAGATGACCGTCAAGGCTCGTAAGGGCCAGAAGGATGTTGAGTCCGTCATTGACGCGTTCAACAAGGAAGCACAGCTGAAGCAGTTCGCCGCCTGTATCGTTGATCACAATCTTACGGACAAAGCTGGCACTAAGCTGGACTTCACTAACCCTGCACACGTTCTTGCACTCGATCCACGTGTCGGCGAAGAGATTGAGTCGTACATTGACGAGATCAACAACTTCGAGGACGACGAAGACCTGGGAAAGTCTTAGACGATATCCGGCTGAGTATCGTTGCTGACAGACCTCTCCCCGCGGAGACCGAAGAGATTGCTAGCGAGTGGCTAACAGTAGTAAGCCTTTGCAAGCATCTAGGTGTACTACCGCGTGCTGGAGGGTTATACGATCAGGATAGTCGGTTCGTCCACGTGGCAACTGTTATACAGGCCGCGGAGGATGAAAGGACTGCACTAGAGAGACGGAGATCTGCGCGTGGCAGCAAGCACACGGGAGGTGTTCCTCCTACTTAGGGCGCGTGATGAGGCCTCGCGTGTCCTTCGTGGCTTCAGCTCCGAGCTATCCAAGTCCTCAGAAGTAATGCGGGCGGCAGCGTTACGTCAGCAAGCGCTGGCGCTCCAAAGCGAGATTGTCCGCCGCCGTGAGGAATCGGCATCACTTGCCGCCCTTGCGGCGGAAAAGCTCCACACGGCTTCGCTCAAGGCACGTGAAGCTGCCGAGCTGCGTGCAGTTGGAACTACTGGAGCACGCGTTCAAGCTATCGAACGTTCTGTAAGAGCCTTGCGTGCAGAAGCTGCAGATATTAATAACCAGGCTAGGCTGCTTGATAAGAATACTGCAACCATGGTTGCACATCTTCGCGAGTTGGATAGACAGTCTTCAGAACTTGAGAGAGCTGGCAGACAGCAAAGACAGTACGCGCAAGCACTGAGTTCCACGGCGAGCGCTTTAGGCACTGTTGGCGTTGCGTTTGCTGGTACGGCTGCCGCGATGGGGTTCTTCTTCGCAGAGTCGTTTAAGTCTTTCCAGGAGTACGAGCGGCAGGTTGCACTCACCCGCACACAGATCGATGGCTTCTCAGCGTCGATGGAGCAGGTCGGCGAGGTCGGTCTCCGTATTGCTAATGAGATACCTGTTGCGTTCGAGCAGATCCAGCCCGCACTATTCGACATCTTCTCCTCGACCAACGCCAACCTGCAGCAGTCCCAGATACTCCTGGAAGGTTTTGCCAAAGCTGCAGTCGCAGGTCAGACAGACGTTCAGACAGCTGCTCGTGGCACTATTGCCATTATGAACGGTTTGGATATCCCGTTCGAGCGCGTCAATGAGGTCCTGGATATTCAGTTTGAGCTCGTACGTAAAGGTGTAGGTACGTACGAGGAGTTCGCTAAGGTCTTCGGTCGAATCATCCCTGCAGCCAACCGGTCGCAGCAGAGCTTCGAAACTGTTGCTGCTATGCTGGCGTTTATGACTCGAAATGGTCAAAGTGCTGCACAGGCTGCGACAGCCGCTGCTCGTGCTCTCGAGCTGTTCACTCACCCGGGTGCCGTTAGAAACCTGGAGCAAATGGGTGTTAAGGTTCGGGACCTTAAGGGCAACTACCTGCCACTCATTGACATCCTTAAGCAGTTGCGTGGAGAATTGCTTAAGATGCCGCAATCCGATCGCGTTAAAGAACTTGTCGAGATCTTCAAGGGCTCAGGCTTCAACATTCAGGCCCGAAGGTTCTTGGAACA